CACGCAAGAAAAGCAATGCAAGCTGCAGGCTTTGATCCAGTTAAAGACCTAACAGTTGGCTTCTCGCATACAGCCAAAGGGGTAGCTTGTGGGAAGTAATAACGAACAAATAACTCCAAATATATCACAAGTAAAGTCTCGAAAGCGAGTAGCGGATCATGGCGAAGTATTTACATCCAAGAGAGAAGTGAACGCCATGCTCGACCTTGTGAAACAGGAAACGGAGCGCATCGAATCCCGTTTTCTGGAGCCTGCTTGCGGAACTGGAAACTTCCTCTCAGAAATACTCAGACGTAAGCTGGATGTGGTAAAAAAACGCTATAGCAAGTCCCAGTTTGATTTTGAGCGTAATGCTGTTGTTGCTGTATCTTCCATCTATGGTATCGACATCATGGAAGACAATGTTCAGGAATGCCGGCAGCGATTGGCGGCAATATTCTTGGATGAATACTACAAGACATTGTATGCTGAAGATTGCAGAGCAGCTTGTATCGAGTCTGTCGATTATATCCTTTCATGCAACATAGTATGGGGTGATGCACTAACGCTGATGACCGTGGGGGAGCCCCCAGGCTACATTGTGTTTGCTGAATGGTCTCCCATCAATGGTAGCATGATCAAAAGGCGTGATTTCACCTTTCATGGTTTATTGCAGCACGAATCCCTCAAAGAACTACCCCTCTTTTCTGATATGGGAGATGATGTCTTTATCCCTCACCCTGAAAAAGACTACCCCCCAATCCACTTTCTGGAGCTTGCCAATGCTTACGAGTAACAACTACAATCCAGACGTGCTATCGTGTATCGCAAACCTCAGCAGTGACGAAGTTTTCACCCCACCAGAACTGGTCAACCGGATGCTGGACCTATTACCTGAGGAGCTTTTCAAGAATAAGAAAACTACATTCCTCGATCCGGCATGCAAATCCGGAGTATTCCTTCGTGAAATTGCCAAACGACTGGATAAAGGATTGGAAAATACCATCAAAGACCGTCAGAAAAGAATAGACCACATTTTCACCAAACAGCTTTTTGGCCTGGCTATCACAGAGCTTACAGCCCTGCTTTCAAGACGGTCCCTTTACTGCTCCAAACATGCCAACGGAAAATATTCCGTCTGCAGCAAATTCTCCAATGAAACCGGAAACATACACTTTGAACGCATTGAACACGCATGGGAAAAAGGACGCTGCCTTTTTTGCGGAGCCAATCAGGAAAACTATGCGCGGGGAGATGATCTGGAAAGCCATGCCTATTCATTTATCCACATTGAAAACCCAGAGGAGCTATTCAAAATGAAATTTGACGTTATTATCGGAAACCCACCTTATCAATTGAGCTCAAACGAGTATGGAATTCAAGCTGTTCCATTATATGATAGATTTGTATTACAGGCCAAAAGATTAAGACCAAGATACTTGGTTATGATTATCCCTGGAAGATGGTATAATGGTGGAATGGGTATGACAAGCTTTAGAGAAAGCATGCTAAATGACAAAAAGATACGGGTTCTTATTGACCATCCTAAAAGCCGAGATTGCTTTCCAGGAGTGGATATTGCTGGTGGAGTTTGTTACTTTCTGTGGGACAGGGAATACATTGGAAACTGTGAGGTTACCACACGTATAGGTGATTTGACAAATACACGCTCAAGGAGGCTTGATGAATTTGATGTGTTTATCCGTGACAATATTGGTATCGATGTAGTTCACAAAGTCATGAAAAAATGCACCAAAATGCTGTCAGAAAGAGTTCATTCAATTTCTCCTTTTGGTTTCCCTACTTCAAAAAGAGGAAACCCTAATGCTTTTACAAATTGTATTAGACTTATAAGTAGCACTGGCATTAGCTACATTCCCAAAGATGAGGTTCAGAAGAATAGAGAAATTATCGATAGATATAAAGTTTCAATCGGACAACTAAATCCTGATAGGGGTGGTGTTAACAATGCAATGGACGGTAAGATGAATGTGATTACAAAAGTTAAGATTTATGAACCAAACGAAGTTTTCACTGCCACTTACCTATTATTAGATCACTTTGCAACTCACGATGATGCTCTAGAATTTTCTACTTACATTAGTTCGAAGTTTGTCCGATTTTTAATATCTTTAACTCTCTCATCCATGCATATAACCAAAGATAGCTTTCGTTTTGTTCCTGTACTACAGTCTAAAAGCCATATCTCTGATGAAGCTCTTTACAAATTCTACGAATTGACGCAAGAGGAAGTTGACTATATCGAATCCATGATCCGTCCCATGGAGTTATCTGATGACTAGCAAGTATTTTCCATCTCGGCCTAACTTGGCTCCTGCTATATATGCTTATGAGGAGACAAATCCCAACAAAAAGGGGCTGCTGAAGGTTGGGTTTACTACTAAAAGTGCGGAAGATCGGGTTGCGCAACAGTTTCCTACGAAAGGGCCAGGGGGAAAACCCTATCGAATAGTTCTGGTTGAGTGCGCCATGCGAAATGACGGGACGGTTTTTACCGATCATGATGTGCATCGGATATTACGTTACAACGGTATCAGCAACCCGGGCGGAGAATGGTTTGAATGTAGCGTAGAGCAGCTTAAAAATGCCATTCTTGCGGTGAAAGCGGGTCAGCTATTGGAATTTAACCGCACTCTGGATTTTGCCATGAGGCCAGAACAAGACGAAGCGGTAAAGAAAGCCATGGCATATTTTCAAAGCTGGCATCAGGATCGGAACAACTCGGATCGGCCCCCTCATTTTCTGTGGAATGCCAAGATGCGCTTTGGCAAAACCTTTGCAGCTTATCAACTGGCAAAAAGGATGGGCTGGAAACGGATCCTGGTGCTCACTTTCAAACCCGCAGTTCAAAGCGCATGGGAAGAGGATTTGAACACCCATGTGGAATTTGAGGGCTGGCAATTCATCAAACCCGGGGGCTTGAGCATTGAAAATACTGATCCACAAAAGCCACTTGTCTGTTTTGGCTCTTTTCAGGACTACCTGGGCAGGAATAAAAGCACAGGAGGCATAAAAACCAAGAATGAATGGGTGCACACCATCAATTGGGATTGTGTGATCTTTGATGAATATCACTATGGCACCTGGCGTGAAAAAGCCCAGGAACTTTTTGAGGCAGAGGACGATAGAGAACGCGAATTTGGAGAGGGTGAGGGCATCAATATCTATGACGAGGATATTCTTCCCATCACCACAAATCACTATCTCTATCTTTCCGGAACGCCATTTCGGGCTATTGCCAGTGGTGAATTTATCGAAGAGCAGATTTATAACTGGACCTATAGCGATGAGCAGGCAGCCAAAGCGAATTGGCAAAAGCAGGAAAACCCATATCTGGCTTTACCCAGAATGGTAATGCTCACCTATCAATTGCCTGATGCGATCAAGGATATTGCCAAAAAGGGAGAATTTGACGAGTTTGATCTCAATGTGTTTTTCTCTGCAGAAGGAGTGGGTGATTTTGCCCATTTCGTCTATGAAAACGAGGTGCAAAAATGGCTGGATATGATCCGGGGAGCTTTTCTTCCCAGTAGCATAGACAATCTGAAACTGGGAGCTCAAAAACCACCCCTGCCATTTTCGGACGTTCGGCTTTTAAACGTTCTATCACACACATTCTGGTTTTTGCCATCGGTGGCATCCTGCTATGCCATGCGAAATCTGCTTCTAAAAAGACAAAACACGTTTTATCAAGGTTACAAGGTGATCGTGGCAGCAGGCCCAAGCGCCGGGATCGGCGTGGCAGCTCTTAAGCCTGTGCTCGAATCAATGGGTGATCCCCTAAAGGGCAAAAGCATTACTCTTTCATGCGGTAAACTCACCACAGGGGTTACAGTCAAACCCTGGACGGGTATCTTTATGCTTCGTAATACCAGCAGTCCGGAAACCTATTTCCAGGCAGCTTTCAGAGTTCAATCACCGTGGACACTGAAAAATCCTGATGGGATTTCTCCCAATGTGGAAGAAATAATCAAGGAGGAATGCTACGTCTTTGATTTTGCACCGGATAGAGCGCTCAAACAGATTGCAGACTATAGTTGTCGCCTCAGTGTGAATGAGGATAACCCCGAGAAGAAAGTAGCGGAATTCATCAAGTTTTTACCTGTTTTGGCTTATGATGGCAGCTCCATGAAAGAAATCGATGCAGCCGGAATATTGGATATGGCAATGAGCGGAACCACGGCAACTCTTCTGGCAAGAAGATGGGAATCCGCACTTTTGGTCAATGTGGATAATGACACGCTAAAACGCTTGATGGCAAATGAAAAAGCCATGCGAGCCCTGATGAGCATCGAGGGATTTCGCAATCTGAATCAGGAAATCGAGACCATCATCAATAAATCAGATGCAGTAAATAAGATACGCAAGGAAAAGAACGATGAGGAATTGAATCCTCAAGAGAAGAAAGAACTGAGCGCAGATGAAAAAGAATATCGTAGCAAACGCAAACAGATCCAGGAAAAACTGATCAAGTTTGCCACTCGCATTCCCATCTTTATGTATCTTACCGATTACCGTGAACGCACATTGAATGATGTGATCACGCAACTGGAACCCGGTCTCTTCAAAAAAGTGACAGGACTCACAGTTCAGGATTTTGAGCTATTGGTAAGCCTGGGGCTATTCAATAGCGCTCTGATGAATGACGCCATCTACAAATTCAAACGCTATGAAGATGCCAGCCTGAGTTACACAGGCATCAATAAACACGAAGGCGAAGATATTGGGCTGTTTGATACGGTGATCAAACGAGATGATCTTGAGAGAGTGTTTGTGGAGGAGAGGTAAGTAATACATTGGTTTGTATGGAGTTATTATGAAGAAATACAAAAGCAAGTATCTTGAGGGCAAGCAATATTACTCATGGGAGTATGATGAGCACACACATTTTAAGCACAGACTGTTGGCATGTTATCTTGGTGCATGGTTCCCAATCTTAAGTAGATATCAAGATTTAAACTACTTCGATGGCTTCGCTGGATGCGGATCATATTTCAGAGATGATAATGAGTATCCAGGCTCTCCTATTATAGCAGTTAATGTATGGAAAGATAGGGGGACAAGAGGGAAAAAGCTGAACATTATTGCTATTGATCAGGATGGCGACGTTTGCGATAACCTTCAAAAAGTTTTTGATGAAACCAAGCACAGTTCTGTTAATTACTTCATTCAAAACGCATCATTCGATGCAGGAATCATGCAGTTACTTGAAAATGCATCATATAGTACAATTCGACCAAGCTTCTTTTTTGTTGATCCATTTGGTCTCAATCTTGATTTTAAGACATTAGAAGAGATTTTAAGGTATAGTAAAGTTGAAATCCTACTAACCTTCATGTACGATGGTGTTTCACGTTGCATTGGTGCTGAATCGGGACGCCTTGATTCATTTCTAGGAACTAAAGAATGGAGAGAGCTGAAAGATTTGCATGGTATCATTAGGGAAGACTCAATTATGGACTTGTTCAGAAATCAGTTGAAGCAGCACGCTCGATATGTATGGCCATATAAGGTACATTCCTCCAAGGCTGATAGAACTTTGTACTATTTGGTTCATGTATCAAACCATCTCAAGGGGGCTTCGATCATGAGAGATTGCTTTAGTAGCATCAATCATGGCAGAATCGAGTATCTAGGCAAGGCTAACAACCAGTTATCAATATTCGATTTGAAAGAATACCTAGTGTCTGAAGTAGAAAACTACCTTCTGAGAAATTGTACTGGCTTTGAGGGAAGTTATTATGACTTGCTTTCGCTAATCATAGACGCAACTCCTTATCAGAACCAAGTTCTTAGGAAAGCCGTAAAACAATGTGAGAATTCAGGAAGAGCTATCGTACAAAGAGTTACAAGTAAACATACAGGCATGGATAAGGATGATGTAGTCAAACTGGTGTAAGATGTTAAAAATAAAAAGAAAAAGCCTGCTCTATAGAACCGGAGTTGAATATGGGGACTACACAATCAATCATGTCCTAGGATGCTCTCATGGCTGTATGTATCCTTGCTATGCATTTATGATGGCTAGAAGATTCGGTAGAGTACGGGATTATGCTGATTGGATTCAACCCAGGCTTGTAGAGAATGCAATCGACTTGTTAAAGAAAGAAATACCAAGGTATCGAAACAATATCAAGTCAGTCCATTTGTGTTTCACTACTGATCCATTTATGGTTGGATATCCTGAGGTTCAGGAAATGAGTTTAGAAATCATTAGATTATTGGATGCCCACGGAATCATGTGTACTGTTTTTACGAAGGGTGTTATACCCCACGAATTGGCCAGCTTCAGTAAGAATCACATATGGGGAATTTCGATTGTATCTTTAAGTGAAGCTTTCAGAAAGGAGTACGAACCTTCTACATCCACTTATGTTGATCGCATAGATAGCTTGAAGTACCTTCATGATCGAGGCTATAAAACGTGGGTTAGCATTGAGCCTTTTCCAACTCCAAACATTCTGGATCAATCGTTGGAAGAGATATTGGAGGCTATTGGATTTGTGAACAAAATTATTTTTGGCAGGCTACATTATAACAGCCGTGTTACTAAACATAACGGGCACAAAATGTTCTATAACTCATCCGCTGATATGGTTGTTCAATACTGTAAATCACGCAGTATTGAATACCATATTAAAAATGGAACCATATAGAATTTGGAGGTAATTCATGGCAAAAAAACTTGGGATATTAGTTCAGCAGTGTTTAGATAAATCGATCCAATCTGCATTGTGCGCCATAGAAATCTACAATAAACCCTTAGTGCGTTTTCGTTCTGGCGGATATGTGACACTAATGATAATTTCATGGACATCTTTACTGCACGCAATATTCTTGAAGCGTAAAATCAAGCCATATTATAAAGAAAAGAATGGGTGGAATTATGTTAAGATCGATAATGAGTACAAGTGGTGGGAGCTAAAAAAGTGCCTGAAAGAGTTTTACGGCTCTGAGACAAACAACCCGGTTAGGAAGAATTTAGAGTTTTTTATACCACTGAGAAACAAGATAGAACATAGGTTTTTGCCCGAGTTGGATAGCACAATCTTTGGTGAATGCCAGCAACTACTCTTTAATTATGATGCGCTCCTAACAGAAGGATTTGGAGAGACTTACTCACTAAGAGAATCATTAAGCTTCTCACTGCAGTTATACAGTAACGCTCAAGCACACATGGATGCCGTAAAAAAGAATGCTGAGTTGAAGAATGTGCTAGATTTTATAAATGACTATCGATCTTCAGTATCAAATGATGTGGTCAATTCTGGTAAGTATGCTTTCAACGCCATCCTATTTCAAGTAGTCAATAACAGCAACGATGCAATTCCGGTAAAATTCTTTAAATGGGACGATATGTCTTGCACGGAAAAAAGCAAAGTTCAAGAGTATGCTGCTGTGTTTGTTAAGGATAGAACAGTTTATACACATCTAACGTTACACCAGCCTGACATCCTGACAATGTCATTAAAGCGAACTCCCATTGACTCAGATCTAGCCAAAGAGTACCTAAAGCAAATATGTCACGAAAGCACAAAGTTTCTTCCAATCTACTACTTTATTGGGCAAAGCAAGTTATCTATGGAGGAGGTGACTAGCTATATACTAAACGAGAACTGTCCAATAAAACAGAAAGATGAACTGATTTATAGGATCAGAGCAGATGCTGATTCGTCGTTTAGGCTTGGTAGCACAACTACTGGATCAAAGGCTTCAGTTGAGTTGGTTGACGTAATTAATTGCATCATAAACAGTAAGCACTATAATAAGTCTTATATGAAAATACGGTTTTTTTATGCTATAACACATCTATCACACAATCAAATAACACCTTTTGTTGTGAATTCACTAATTGCCGAAGTGAAGAACTTCTATAAGCTGAAGCAAAATGAAAGGGACAGTCTGAGAAAAGCCATTTGCTATATAGACCATGTATTGCATACAAATGCTATTAATTGAAAAGCATTGATAGCTACACTACATACCCACAATAATGACGCAATTCCATGCTTTTTTTTCAGCATCTCTTTAGTGGTATCAATGAAGCATAGTATTGAACGCGATTTAATCAATGTTTGATTTATAGGTGATCCCTTATGGTGCCACGAGATACCTAATTTATGTTGGGTAATTAGTATACGATTGAGGTACTCGTTCTACACTTCCAATGAAACGGTGGGAAGGGAGTATGCGGTCCGGATACACCCACCGGATTCATCTCTGAGTCGTATTCGATCTGATCGTCTTTGATCCATGGTGCCAGTGCTTTGATGTAGTCTCTGGCATCATCAAGGCTGTTGGACTTGGTATCCAAAGCCATGAGGTTATCCATCACTTCAAGGGCATCGTTTAGAGGATACATCTTATCCTGGGCAGCCAATGCCCGGCAAATGTCACTGGTACGGCCATCCAGGATCACCACGAGCTTATAGTATCTGGCTTTGGCTTTCTTGTAGCCCTGCAGCCTTCCAAACTCCCTGATTCTCAGTGCGGTATGCTCTGCCAATCCCTGCCAGTAGTGGGATGATCGATTGGTGAGGTCATTGAACTGGTCTTTGAGGGTATCGGCAAGCATCTCTTTGGTATAACCCTGCTCAATGGCTTTGGAGAGGGTGTCTGCGAAGTTCTGCCTGACATCAGCTTCGAAGTGATTCCCGATCCAGAACAACTGCTGCTTCTGGATGGTCGATGATAAGTGCTGATCTTCTATGCCCCAGAGCCCGATGCTGGTCTTGGTTGGTGCTTGCACTTGGGTGTCTTTGAGTCCGAGCCGCACATAGCGGTCTATGATCGCTTTGGTGGGCTCATTGACCATAGCTGCGAAATCATCTCCCAACTGGGTATTGATGATGCCCATAAGCTTGTCTATTGAGCCCTTGTTGATCTTCTCAGCTCGGGGCATATCACTCAGCATCTGGATGGCAAGTCGGGCAGCATCCCTGATCTCGGTTTTCCAAGCATTGTTCAGGACCCTGTAGTATTCAAGCATCAGATTATCGTAGTAGCCCATCAGAAACTGAACCTCCGGACTTTGACTCTATTCCTGCCAATATCGTATTCCGAGAACCTCTCCAGACAGCCTGCCAGAGCATCGCAGCCATCGATATAGCCATCAGGATAGGTGAGGAACTGTGATATCAGTGTTGGTGTATCCTGACCCTCAGGAAAGAGAACCTTGGCTGTCTCAATGATAGTCTCTGTCCTTTCTATTCTCAGGTTCTTGTTGTCCTTGTTATCTATGCGCTTGATTCTGTGCGATATCGGAGGCAGGTGGTTGTCTTGTGCCCACCGATCAAAGTCAGCCAAGATTCTGCCCTGTCCATAATTGGTCTCACATGCTGCTCTGGCTTTTACCCGGTAAGTGCGATCCAATTCCTGATAAGCATCATAGTAGTATCGGAAGAACTTGGTGTTCTCAGTCTGCCGTATCCAGACGTGAATCACATAGAACCTGTTGCCGTCATAGCCTATGGAGATGATGGCTTTGTAACAGCCCTTCTCGCCCCAGGCAGGATCGGCATAGAGCCAGACCCGCTTCATTTTACTGGGTTCCGGCAGGGTCCGGTATTTGGAGAACCAGTGGTTCTTGAAGATGTTACCTTCAATTACCGGTTGTCCCAGCATCTCTCTTTGATACCCTGTTTGCCCGAACTTGGCTCGCAGGTTTGGCAGAGTGGCAGTGGGGTATTGAGCCTCCCAAGTGGACCTGCCCTGTACATCTTCGAGAGAGAAGCGCAGAATCGCTTTCTGGTGCGTTTTTAGCACTGATTGGTATCTTGTGTCCAGATCGGGGTTGTCTGCCAGAATTTCACTTAATATGAGCTCCTGAAACTGGCAGATGGCATAGTTGGGATGTACCAGGTTGCCAAGCCAGACAATCTTACCATTACCTTCCGGAGATAATGCTCCGGCAAGCTCCTGGGAGATCTTCTCCATACGTCTCTTGCCGATGGACTGGTTGCCCATGTTCTCTTCTTTATCGATATCATCACAGACGATGAGCCCGGGACGTTTCGCTGTCTTTGGATTGATAGTACCTCTATGGCTCTGCTTTATGCTTCTGGCTCTGATCCTGGCTTTGTTCTTGAGATAGAAGTCCAGATCAAAGCTGTCCATTGGCTGCAGTTCAGGATAGTCCATCGTGAGCCGCTTATTGTTCTGCAGTTCATGTAAGGTGAAGGCTGTGCGTTCCTGTGCCAGATCTAGGTCTGCGGCAGTATGGATCACATATCGCTCACCTTTGATAATCTTCCAGATGGGATAGACCACTCCCATGAGTACCGTTTTGCCCAGCCCACGAAAACCGGTAATGGCGATGATGCCTGTGCTCTTATCGGTCTCATCGAACATGGTCTCATGTGCTGGGCAAAATGGTAGTGGGAAGATATGCGGGAAATAGGTATGGCAAAAGAATGAGAAGGCATCCCATCCTGATTCAGTTGTCCTTCTGATCCTCTCAGTCTTAGCTTCGGGATTATCGTCTATAAAAGGCAAGACGGAGATCGTTTTGGATGCGATCTCCGCCAATGCCTTGTTATGCCGCTGGAGGAACTTCTTAGACATAACCGGGTAACCCCCCGACGCCCAGGGGAACGGGCGTCGGGGACCCGGTGGTCGGAGGACTGACCATGTCGGGCTGTTGGCGTGGAGGGTCTGTAGGCATGGGCTTAGGCTTGGGAGGCCCTATGTAGGATGCAGGAAGGTTAACCATTTCTCACTCTCAGGTATTCCGCCAGATCGTGCAGTATGCCCTGGAACTGCTTGAGCAAGGTCTCATGCCCTTTCTCGATCATGAAGTCGGTAACCTGATCCAAGAACTTGACGATGTAATCGTTCAATTCCTTGGATGGCTGCCGGTCCTTCTGATCCTGCTTCATCATGCTCACCAGGCTTTGGATGGCAGTATCGGCAGGATTCTTGGCATATTCCCGGAGCGCTTGAATGAGTGCCTTCTTGCGGGCTATGGCGATCTCGTGGTCGAGTTGGATCTCTTCTTTGAAGAGCTCGTCCCACTTGCCGCTCTTGATCCACTTGCGAACGGTGATATCGGAGACTCCGAAGATCATCGCCAGTTCATAGGGATCGGTCTTGCCATTCAGATAGGCTTCTTTGCAGTTGTCCCGCTTGATGCGGAACTCACGGCTGTTACTCATACTCGGGGCGTACCTTGTGCTTTAGCAGATAGAGGTTGAGGTCTTTACCGGAGCAGCGCAGCTGTCCGTTTTCTTTAGTTCTGAAAGCAGGCAGAGGATCACC